ACTCGCACTCCGCGCCCTCCGCCGAGCCCCGGAGCATCGGCAGCGAAACGCGCATCTCGGGCGCGGTGATCACCGACCGTTTGCCGCAGCGGTGACCGGGTGGACGATGCTCATCCGGATCGTGCGCCGTTGCTTCACGACACCCTCGGTTTCTTGAGCGCGGCGAGCGCGTCGTTCTTCGCCTTGGTGCAGGTGGTGCAGATCACGCCGAGGTCGTGATCGTAGCTCCAGCCCGGCGGCAGGAACGAGCCATCGTCGCCGGAGCCAGGCCACAGCGAGCCGCCGTGATCCGTACCCTGCGCGTAGTCGAGGATCTGCTCCGACGTCGGCCGCGGCGAGTCCGCTTGGCAGTTGCCGCACGGGTAGTGCCCGATGCCGACCTTCCGCGTCTCGGTCCACGATACGGTGATCACCTCTTCGATGTACACCGCCTTGCTATTCGCCACGATCTAGGCTGCCTTGCTAGAGTACGTGTCGAGGATCTGATCGAACACCACGTCGGGCTCGTTGACGAGCCGCGAGCCACGCGCGAGGTAGGCGTGGATCCGATGCGGGAAGTCGAGGCGAATGATCTCGCCGATCTCGCGGAGCGCTAGCAGGTGGCGGTGGACGCTGCGCGGGCAGCACGATCCGTAGTCGTTCTCGACGTGCGAAACGACCATGCCGAACGTACGCGGCTCCCACTTCGAGACCGCAGCGAGCACGCTCTCGCGTAGCGCAGGCGTGTAGCCGGCCTTCCACGGCGCCGCCGCGTAGCGGCGCGAGCGCGTGCGAAACTCCGGCTTGCAGCGAACGCCGGCCTCGCGGCCGATCTTGCAGCCGGGGCCCCAAAGGTGAATGCCGTCGATGCGGCAATCCTCGTTCCGGCAAAAGCGCTCCAGATCTACGAACGGATCGGCGGCGCCAAAGTCAAGTTCCCGTACAACCTCATTGCCAGGTGCAGACATCTACCAGCCCCTTTTGTGGTCAGACAAAACGAGCGCTGGTGTCCCAACCGTGCGCCCGTGCTCGTGTTCGAGCCTACCAAACGCGCGCTTGCGCTACGTAAAACCCCTCATTTCGTGCGATCCCGCTACAAAATTCGGTGCTGAGCGCATCAACTCACCAATACGCGTCCGCGATCGACCTCGCAAGATTTTTTCAGTGAAAAAACGGATTGCGAGAGATCGCTTCTTGTGCCCTCACAGCTTATCCACAGCCTGATCCACAGCAATGCTACCGTCATCTCGATGCGTTGGATCGCTGGCCTTGGAATCGCGGTTGTGGGGATCGGCGCGGCGATCGCCGCGAGAAAATCGTCTCACCGATCGCGGCGCGCACATCTCGGCGGGCTCGGCCGCACCGCAGTCGATCCATTCGAGGCAACCGGCCGCGAGCCGACGCCCGTCTACTACAAACCACCCAAGAAGGATGAGCCGAGCGGTTGCTTGCTGATCGGGCGCAAGCACGAGAACGTCAGCGGCTCGGGCGAGTACCGCGTGTGCTTGACAGAGAACCAGCGCCAAGCGCTCTTCAGGGGCAAGATCGGCAAGAAGCTCGGGTGCGGCGTGTTCGCGTGCGCGTACGCCGCGGGGCCGCGCAAGGTTGTGAAATTCACGCGCGACCGCGACGATGTAGCGGCTCTCCTCGAAGCACAGAGCACTGGCGTCGTTCCAAAGGTCTACAGCGCGTTCAAGCTCAAGCAGACCGGCGAGATGACGGGCAGAAACGAGGACAAGCCGTGGCTCACGCCGCAGGATCCGACGGTCTACGCGCTCGTTCTGGAGCGCCTCAAGACGCTCTCGGTGCCACAGCGCAAAGCTCTCGACGAGCGCCTCTATCAAGCACCCAACGTCATCGGCGGTGCGATGACCACAGACGACATGTGCCGAGGGAGCGGCGAGTATCAGATCTGCGCCGAGACTGTCATGGTCGTTCGCAAGCTCCGAAACGCAGGCATCGATTGGCGCGACATTCACGCCGGCAACATCGGCATTGATCGCAAGGGCCACGTGAAGGCCCTCGATCTCGGCCTGACGAGCACCGAGTTGAAGCAGCGGATCGACGTGCTCGAAGGTCGGCGGCCGGGCCGTCCGATCAAGCGCCGCTTGCGCTTGATGTAGACGGCGTGCTGATCGAGTCGACGTGGATGCGCACGAGCATCGGGCGCTCGGGCGTGCGGCAGCATCCGCGCGTGCGCCGCGCCGTGTACTCGCACCACGGCTCGGCGAGGGCTTGCTTGCGCGTCAAGTCCTCACACGCGCGAGCTACAAAAAGGGGAGAGGCACCCGTCGGCGAGTCCGGGTAGTTCGTGATGTCGTGGGCCGGCATCTTGTGGTCCGGCGCGCAGAGCTTGGCGTGCGCCTCCCACCGCGCGGCGGCCTGCTCCATCAACGCAGCGATGGAATCGACGACGGGCCTGATCTCGTCGTCGGTCCACGTCTTGTGCGGATGCGATGCGGCGAGGAGCACGCCGATGTGTTCCCATGGCTTGTCGGGCTCGCCGACGAAGTCAGTCGCGACGAACCTGTACTCGTAGATCTCGATGTTGCTCATAGACGGTTTTCCGCTTCCCGTTCCGTGGCCCTCAACGCGGTCTCTGCTCGGCGCACCGCACGACGGCGGCTCAGGTCTCATCTGGGCTTTGCAGAGGTGGACGGATGCGCTCGCGCGCGCCAGGTCTGAAGCGAACACGCGCGAGCTACAAAAAAGGGGAGAGGCACCCGTTACCTGTCAGCCCGGGGCCTCTCGCGCGTCGGCATTGAATCGACGACTCACGCGCGACGCGCTGCCGGGGCACCCTTCGGAGCAGCCGGCGGCGGGTTCTGGCCGTTCGCGGCGGCCTTGGCGGCACCCTTGGCGGCCGGCGGGGGCGGCGGCGGGGGTTCGGCGTTCGCCGCACCTTCGACCGGCTGCTCCTTGATGATGTCGCAGAACGTGCCGCCCGGCTGGACGTTGCCCTGCGCATCGACCTTGCCCTGGCCCTCGACGTGGATGATCTCGGCGATGATGCGCGCGCCGATCAGCTCGCCGAGCCGGATCTTGTCGAGCTGACAACCCGCAGCCATCATGAGGTTCTTCATGCGGCCGAGCGCTTGCTGCTGAAGGCTGTACTTCTTCTTCAGCTCCACGCCGAGCTGATCGCCCTCGTCGGCGACCTTGAACGTCACCGTGACGACCGGCTGGTTCTTCTTCGATTGCTCCTGCTGCGCGTCCACGATGTCGAACGTGTACACGCCGATGGGGAGCTTGGGGCCCTGTTCGCCGGTCCACGCGCCGACGTCATCGCCGGACAGGTTGATGTCGATCTCGGGAAGATTCACTCCAGTGCTCATGCTCGTTGTCCTCTCTCAGCTAGCTGATTTACTGCCCCGACCGCCCGGCCGGAGTGGCGGGGCGCCGAGAAACGGTGTTGGCGCTGTTCGCGGGAACAGCGGGGCGCGCAGCGGGGCGCGCGTTAGGGACATGCGGCTTGACGGCCGGCTTGGGCGGATTGCTCGCGCTCGGCGCCGCCGACACCGCTGCAATGGGCGCGCTCGGTGCCGTCGGAACCACGATCTTAGGGCGCACGTACGACGGCAGCGCTGCGCGCGTCGCGTCAGGGTCGTAACCCATGTACTGGAGCAGGCCCGCATACGTCATGTTGAACAGCGGCGACGGGATCTCGGGCACGCCGTCCGAGCGCCGGACACCCGCAAGGTACTTGCCGAACGGCTGCGAGTGGACCTCGAAGCGATCGGTCATCTCGTTGCCCTGCTTGAACCGATCGTGGCGCAGGTAGCAGAGGTAGTCACAGCTCGCGCCGAACTTGCCGCGCTCGCTGCCCGGGATCATCGGCAGGCCATGCGGCTGATCCTCGTTGGGATCCGACGGCAAGCACAACCACACGACGTTACAGCCCATCTGGTGCCACTTCACGCGCAAGCTGCGAAGGTGCTGACCGAGCTGGCCGTACGCCTTGAGATTGTTCCCGTTGGGGCCGAGCAGCTCGAAAATGTAGTTGAGATAGAGATCGGAGTAGAACGTCAGCGAGTCGATCACGATCGTCTGGATCATCCGTGCGCGGATGAACGGCTCCAGCACGTTCTGCGCCACTGCCATGTCGTTCATCTTCTCGATGCCGAGCACGAGCGGCTGCACACCGGGCTCGAACAGGTGCTCGTCGCTCATGCCGACGAGTGACGTGTAGCCCGACTCGGTGACGTCCGAGAGGAAGGCCGGACGCGGGAAGCTGCCCGCGAGCGTTGTCTTACCCGAGCGCGTCGGGCCGTAGAAACAGAACGTCAGGCGCGGGGCCTCGCCGGTCTCGTTCGTCACATCGAGGGAGATTTCACGCATCCTTCAGCCCTTTCTTGGTCGACTTCGTGTGCGTCCACCCGCAATTCGGGCACCGCGCCTCTGCGGTGCGGCCCGAGGCCCGCTTGTTGCCGGTCTGCTTTCGTCGCGTCGATGTCACTATCACGGGGGTCTGACACTGCGGGCAATTCGAGTAGCCCTCGTGGATCTTTCGACCGAGCCGCGTTTCGATCTCGTGCTCAGCGTGAAGATCCTTGCGACGGCACCCTTCATCGCGACACGGCCTGAAGTTAGGGTCGGAAAGCAGATCTGCACCGAACAGATCCTCCGCATCCTTTCGAGCCGTGTTGCCGGGTGCCGACATGCCCTTTATCCCGCGACGAGCGCGAGCGCGCTCCGGTACTCCTGCTCGGAAATCTTGCGCTGCTTGCGAAGCCCTTCGATGAAGCCGAGCAGCCGCTCGACGCGCTGAGACGCATCGCTGGCGGACTCTGGCTCCACCTCGTCCTCAGCCTCCTCGTCATCGATCTCAGCCACGAGCGCGGCGAGCAGATCGACCGGGTTGTCCACCTCCGTAGTCGCCCACGGGTGAAGATCGAGGAAGCGCTTGGCGTCGTCGAGCGCCGTCGGTGGCGGCGGCGGATCGAGCTTGACGAGCCCACCACAGTCGGCGTGCTGATATTCCTCGAAGTCCCCGGAGCGCGTCATGCGCACACCGCAGTGCTGACACTTGTAGAAGTGCTTCGGCGCGAACGGAACAACAGGCGTAGCAGTAGCGGCCACAATCACTCTCCCATGTTGCAGTGGTCCCACAGCGGGCACCGACCGAACTTGTTGATGCAGTTGTTACGAGCCCGCGGGAAGATGCCCGCGGCCTTCGAGAGCTGGATGAGTCCATTCCAGCGCTGGAGATCCTCTTGATGCTGATCCAGCACGAATGCCGTCGGAGCGACGATCGTGCGGTGCATCTGCGGCTCCTTCTGCTTGCCGAGGATGTTGACGATCATCCCGCGCAGCGGGCCGAACTTCTTTTCAAGGTGCAGGCGCTTCCACAGCATCACTTGCCCCAAGACTTCGCCGTCGCCACTCCACGCCTCCAGCGTGTTCGCATCGAACCGACCCGCCGTCTTGTGCTCGACGCCGTACGTGCCCGGAAGCAAACCGGGCCGCTCCTTGGGGAAGTAGGCGATCAGATCGTAGCGGCACGACTCACGCGTACGGGGGTCCACGAGATCGTACTCGACGGCGAGCGGCTGAATGTCCTCGTTCTTGTAGTAGATCGCGTAGGCGACGAACACGCGCCACGCTTCCATTACCGTCGTCGAATCGCAGCCGAGCCTGAGGCAACGCTCGTAGACCGCATCGGGCGTGAGCGGATACGCGGGCTCGATCATTCGCATGTAGTAGATAGCGAGCCACGTGTGGACGAGCGAGCCGATCGCCAGCGGCACGATCTCGGTCTCGATGCCGAACATGGTGATCTTGATCGGGTCTACGTAGCGGCGCATCCACGCATAGGGGCAGCGCTGAAACAGCGAGACGTAGCTCCAGCCGGTACCCGACGACTGCCCGCCGAGCCGCGGCAGCTCGCGCTCCACGAACACGTCGACGAGCGCACGCTCGATGGGATAGTGCGGCGTCAGCGAGATGAACCGCTCGCCATCGTCCTCGACGGCTGGCTCGGGCTCGTTCGTGTCGGGCCCGATGTACCAAATCTCGTCGTCACGCACCTCGAAGTCGTGATCGATCGAAACGCCAAACTGATCTGCAACGCGCACGAGGCACAGCTCGGACGGCTCGTGCAGAAACACCGTCGGCAGAGTCGTCGGCGCCAACGGGCTCTGGCAGAGGAGGCAGACTGTCACCCGTTCACCTGCTCGCCGTTGCGCTTCCACTCGTCGCCCTCGTCGTCGCCGACTTCGAGGCGCTCCCAATAGACGTCGCTCCCCGTGTAACCGGCGTCGATCACGTCGGCGAAGAACCGCTCCGCGATGTCGTACGAGACCTCGCCCTCCTCGTTAAAGAAGCGCATCTCATACGGCTCATTGCCATCGAGGATCCACCATCGCACCGCGCCCGCTTCGGTGATCTCAACTTGTCGAACCTCGTCGCGCGAAACGAGCTGGAACGTACGCTCCGTGCGCACTGTTACGACACCGCACAGCTTCGGCATGTCAAGACCTCTACCAGACGGGTCTGACAGCGCGCAGGCTAGCCCGCGAGCAGATCGTCCATGAACCGCTGCATATCGGCGATCTGCTCGGGTCCGCGGAACGCGGAGGAGATCGCACTGATCGCACCGTCGCCGGTGCCGAGGTTCACGGGCTCGGCCGCTTCGAGCTTGCGCGCGAGCGCGTCGGCGATCTTCCGGTCGATGTAGTGATCGGCCACCATGTACGTCACGTGCATCCCGCGCGTCGGTGCAAACGTGCGCATCTCGGCCTGCGAGATCATCAACGGCGTGTAATCGATCTCGGCGAAGATCGCCTCCGTCGAATGCGAGAGATCGATCGCGACTTGCCCGACGGCCATGCTGATCACGAGCGCCGCGTTGGGCAGCGAGCGCCAATGATCGAGGATCGCGTCGCGCCGGTGCGGCGCAACCTCGCCGGTAACGAGCAGCGCATCGTGTCCCGCTTGCGCGAGCTGCTCGACGAGCTGCTCGGCCGCATCGAGGTGATAGCTCCACACGACAAGCGGGATCCCCTGCCGCAGAACTTTCTCGGCTTCGGCAACAGTCGCCGGCACTTTCACGAGCGCGAGAGCGTCACGATAGCGCGCTAGGCTCGCTGCGGTGTTCGTTGTCTTGCTCTGCCGCATCCGCTCGGTCTCGATGTCGAGCTTGCGGCGCTCGCGGTTGTCGAGGTCCACGATCATCACGTTGCGCGTGATCGGCGGCAGGTCCTTTTGGACGTCAGCCCACTTGCGCCGGATCATCACCTCGGTGAGCCGCTCGGCCAACTCTTCGCCGTTGGAGATGCCCGTGTACTCGAAGCCGTGATCAGTCGCCTCGGGCGCCGCGTAGCGCATGCAGAAGTCGTGGTAGCCGCCCCACGCACCGGGTGCAACGAGCCCGAGCACCGACCACAGGTTCGTCGGCATATTGTAGATCGGCGAGCCCGTCGCGGCGATCACGCGCTCGGCGCAGCTCTGAAGCATCACCGCCGCGCGCGTGCGTCGGCTCTTGGGATTGGTCAGCGCGTGCGCCTCGTCGAAGATCAGGGTTCCGATCTTCCGGCCGCTCTGCCAGTTGTAGATGATGTCGTAGTGGCCGATCACGAGGGGCTTGCTCGCCTCCTTCGGGTCGTACTCGCGGCCCTGCATGATCCCGATTTCCTCACCGGGCCAAATTCGGCGGAGCCAGCCCAGCCACACCTGCCGCGCGATCAGTGGCGCGATCACGACGAGCTGGCCCATTGTGGGATCGTGGCTATACGCTGCGGTCAGCGTCTTGCCGACGCGCATTTCATCGGCAAGCAACGTGCCACGCCGCGAGCAGATGAAGTCGACGCCCTGGTGCTGCACCGTCTTGAGGGTGAAGCCGAGCGGCGCGGTCGCATGGTTGCGCCGTTCCCACTCCAGCGGCCTGACGCGCAGCTCGTCGCGGATCCGTGCAGCCTCGTTGCTCTGGATCAACGGCAGGTGACTACGATGGATTTCGTAGTCGCCGAATTTCCCCGGCAGGATGCCAGGAACCTCGAAAATGCCTTCGAGCGTCGCACGATCCGCCACGAACCAGTCACGCCGCGCAGCGAGAGAACGAATCACGACCGACCTTGTAGCAGACCGCGCTGACACTCCGCGCAGTGACGGACCCGCGTGATACGAGTCAGGGCTGCCGATGCCAACCCCCGCGGAGCTGACCGCGCGCATGGCGCGAGATCGACTGATGCTCGCATGCCGGCTAGACGGCACCTACTCGAACGCACGCTCCAAGCGCGTGAACATCTGGAACACGATCCTCGAAAACGAGATCACCTCGGGCTCGACGTTCCTGGTATCGGTTCCTGACGGCACGCCCTACCTCTCGGTCGGTTTGACCCGCGAGACGTTCGTGATCCCGCGCAACAAGGGCGGCGATCGGTTCTGGGCCTACATGGATCGTCGCTACGGCTTCAACGAGCACGAGGGCCAGGATGGCATCGCGCGCTACGTCGTCGGCCGCATGCGCAACTACGCCACGCAGCACGGCGCGCACGTCGAGATGCGTCGGTTCGCCGCCTACCGCAACAAACCCGACGAGCAGACCGTCTACATGTCCTCGTACAACGGGATGATGTGGCGGATCGACGGCGCTGAGGTAATGTCGATCCCCAACGGCGAAGATGACGTGTTCTTCACCGACGACGACGGCGGTAGGTTCGTCGAGCCCGAAGTCGGTCCGCACGGCGTGCTGTTCGAGCGACTGATCGATCCGATCTCGTTCGCCGAGGCGGGCATGGGCGGGATCTCCGCTGAGCAGATGAAACAGTCATTCATCGTCTGGATGTTCGCACTCGCGTTCCCCGATCTGATGCCAACCAAACCGCTGCTCATCCTCGAAGGCGCGCCGGGCTCGGGCAAGAGCGCCTCGACGCAGCTGCTCCAGCTCGCGCTCCTCGGCAAGAAAAAGCCGATCATCCTTCAGCGCAACAAGGAGGACGACTTCGGCGTGATCCTCCTGCGCTCGCCGATCTGCGTGTTCGACAACCTCGACGCGTACATCGATTGGATCCCCGATGCGATCTGCGCCTACACGACGGCCGGCGAGTGGACCAAGCGCAAGTTCTACACCGACGCTGAGGAGTTGACGCTCAAGCCGCACGCGTTCATCGCCGTCGCCTCGAAGAACCCGGCGAGCTTCCGCCGCGAGGACGTCGCCGATCGCTGCGTGATCTTGCGCATGGAGCGCCGCGAGCGGTTCACTCGCCTTCAGGCACTCGAAGCACAGATCGAGGAGCTGCGGCCACAGATCCTCGGCGAGTACCTCTGGTACGTGAATCGAATCGTCGCAGAGATCCGCGCGGGTGCGCTCGCGCTCGCCAGCGACGAGGGTCATCGCATGGCCGACTTCGCCTCGCTTGCCCGTATCGTCGGCCGCGTGATGGAGTGGACACCCGAGGCCGTCGAGGATCTGCTCGTCGCAATCCAGGGTGAGCAGAGCGCCTTCGTCAACGAGGAGGATCCTCTCGACGAGCTGCTCCACGCGTGGATCGACTACCGCGCCAAGGGTCAGCCCTCGAACATTGGCCGTGAGGTCTCGCTTCACGGCCTATTCGCTGAGCTGTCGTCGATCGCCGAAGCCAACGGCATCGTGTTCTACAAAAACTCGCGCATGCTCTCGCAGAAGCTCCGCTCGCCGCACATCGAACGCAGCTTCATTGTGCAAATGCTCGCGCCCGACGGCCACAAGAGCTATCGCATCTGGCGCATCAACGATCCACGCCTCACGTCGGTACCGCCACCGAGCGCGAATACCGCAGGATGACGGACCCTCGTGCTAGCGTCCTCGTCGTGAATCACGAAACGCCGAGGCCGCTCCCCGAGGGCACCACGATCGACAAGTTCGTCCCGGATCCACCCCTCAATTGGTGCGTGGCCTACGCAGGCCCCTGCAACGATCCCGAGTGCCAAGAGCCACACCGCCAGCTCTTCTTGGTGCCGATGATCGGGTGGCTTCAAGTGCTCATGTTCGAGGATGCCGACGACAACGTGCGTTCATTCGTGCTGCGCCCGGCGGTGATGACGATGAATGGGCGCGTGAGCGACTACCTCGACGTCGACATCGAGTACGACCTCATCGGCGTGTTCCGCAACGAGGGCAACGTCGAGGAAAAAGCGATCGCGATCTTCAAGGCTCGATTCGGCGACGCCCCCATCGAGGTCATGCAGCGCGCGGCGCCGGCAAGCAACTAACGACGGCGCTTGCGGTACCTGACACCGAACAGCCCCGCGACCGCGGCCACCGGACTCGGGCCCGACGCGGCCGGCACCGTCGAGCGCGTCGCCGTCGACGGCTTCTTGGGCGGAGGCAGGAGCAGGTACTCGTAGGCCATGTAACCGAGCACCGCGATCGCCCCGGCGATCCCGACGTTCTTCCACGTGAGCTTCGAGCCCACCGCCGTCGGCAACGCCGATGCACCCGGTACCAACGCGTTCACACCCATCGCAGGCGTGAACAGGTACTTCGCCAAGAGCGGATGGATGGTGAGCATCTTGGCCGCGGGCGGCAGAGGCGCCGTGTCGCCGAGAACGTACTGGTACATGCCTTCAAGCATAACGCAGTGTCAGACCCAACTGCTATCACCGCTACATGAGCACGGCGAGGAAGGGAAAGCGGCGGGTCACGAAGCTCACAGCCGTCGACGCTGACCTCGTCGAGCTGGCTCGATCGCTGGCCGAGTACCAGCTCGATAACAACGCCTACGGGTGGTTTCGCCCCGCATGGAAGAACGGTGAGTGGGCAATCGCACTCGCCAAGGCCGTCGCGATCGGCCCGCACTGCGTGCCCGAGGATTGGCATCCGTCATACGACGAAATCCTGCTTGTGCTCGACGGCTCACGCTCGCCTGAGGTCTACGAGCAAGCAGGCGATCTGCACCGCGAGCTGATCCGCCCCAAGGTCAATACGAACACGGCGCGATTGCTCGCTGCCGCCTTGCGCTGCACCCAGGTGCTGATCGCTAACAGCCATGGCGGCGGAACCGTCTACAACGAAATCTTGATTCCGGCGTTCTTGCCGCTCGATGTCGAGCACGTCGCCGAGGACGTGCTGTTCTGGCGCTGCCACGACGCGCTCGGAACGTCACCGCACATGAAGGGCGATCGCAACGATCCCGGGCGCTCCGCATTCACGACAGCGTGGCGCCGTGGGCTCTACCTCGCCGCCTACGCCATTCGACCTGCTTTCTGAAACAAAATACCGAGGGACACACTTCATGGGACAACAGGTAGCCGCCCCGAAGAAGGAGCCTGATCGCGTCGATCTGCGGCTCTTCAACACGATCATCATCTTCGACGTCTATACGATCGCGCGCTCGGGCGAGGCCGCGCGCGAGGCGCTGATCGAGCTGATCAAGACAGCGCAGATCGAGCCTACCGAGGCCGTCGCCAAGGAGTCGACGATGGCCAACTCGATCCGCGCGTCGCAGGCTGACGTCTCGCCGCTTGTCGCCGTCGACGTCACCGACGAAGAATTCGAGCAGCTCAAGGGCATCACGAACGCGCAGGCGTTCGAGCGCTTTTACAAGAAGGCCAAGAAGTAGATGGACACCGAGCAGCTCAAGATCGAGGTCGCACAGCACCTCGATGCAGCCATCACAGAGAACGGCGGCATCGAGCGAGTGCGGAAGATCTACGGCCTGATGTCGGGCGTGATCGACTTCATCGCCGGGTGGACCTGCGCGCGCGTGCTCGCGGATCGCCGCACGAAAGCGCTGGCGATTAAGGATCGCTGGCCCGAGGCACCAACGCTCTCACACGAAGAGATCCGCCGAATCTACGACCTCGTGCGGCTCGCCCTCGACACCGGATCCTCGACGAGCTAGCCCATGCCCGACAACAAGAAGATCCAGAAGCGCCGAACCGTCTCGTTCAATCCCGACGTGTTCGAGATCCTCGTTGAGCATGCGGCGAAGGAGAAGAAATCCGTCTCGCATTGGGTGATCGACACGCTGCGCGCGGCGGGCGTGCCGCTACCCGAGACGCCGCACATGGAATACGAGGCGACGCAGAAAGCGATCCGGACACGCGCAGCGAATCGCGCACGCGCGAACGAGCCGAATGATACAGCTCCGCAATGATCTGGCTTGCCCTCTGGCTCGCGCTTGCGCTACAAGCTGATCCGCCCGAATCGAAAATCGACCCGATCCTCGTCGAGAACGTCCGCCGTGAGGCGCGCGGCATCGACGTGGCCACGGCCGAGCTACAGGTCGCAGCGGCCACGCAGAGCGCCGATCGCGCCATCAAGCCCGAGGTCCTGCTCGCGATGGGCTGGATCGAGAGCCGCTACGAGCCCGGCGCGACGAGCTACGTCGAGCATGGCCAGCGTCGCACGCACGTGTGGTCCTCGCTCACGCCGCTCGGCGACGGCCCGCGGTTCTGCGGCGTCGCGCAAACCGCGGCCGGCGACGACTGGCTCGCATGCCTCGTCATGCGCGATCCTCGTGTCGGCTACGCGCGCGCCGTCGTCGAGCTGCATCGCTGGCTGCGCGTGACCCGCGGCGACCTCGCCGCTGCGCTCCGCGGCTACGGATGTGGCTTCGCTGGACTCACCAACGGCTGCCACGCGTACGACCTCCGCGTGCTCGGGCTCGCCGCCCGGCTTTCGCGCGATCCCGCCTGACTTTCGCCGAAACTTTTCGGTGCAGGAAAACCGCCCGGACCAGGAAATTTGTAAGGGCCACAACGGCGGCGAAGGGGTTTTGGGTCCTACCTCACCAATTTCTGCGGACGGACCCCTGTTTTGACAACCTCTTAGCTCCTTAATTGTTTTCTATTCTTTATATTACTTACTTAAAACATTCCTTTTGATCATGGTTTTATAAATTAGGGGTTCGTCCGCAGGAATCGGTGTGGTGGATGACCAAAGGATGGGTCATGTCATTGATCTGTCGTTGGCGTCCGAGCGGCGTTCAACGAGCAATCCCGGTCTGGCGCGCTGACAGACCCGCGTGATACGCGTCGAAAACGATGAAGATCAAGCTCGAATTGCGCCCGTTCATGGTCGATCTGCTCACCGAGATCGCCAACATCACCGGATCTGGAGGCGATGCGCGCAAAAGCCCGGTATCGGAGGTGCTCGAACGGATGCTTGTGGAGGTCGAGCTGCACGCCAAGCTCGACAAGCTCGACAAGCTCGACCTCGGGATCGCATGGAGGGCCGCCGCCGAGACGGTTCGCGCACGCCATGCCGCCGCGGCCGAGCCCGAGCAGACCGACTTCCCCGACGTCGATCACGAGCTGCTCGAACATGGCAAGAGTCGCTCAGGCTTCGTCGGCGTCTACTTCGCCAATGGGAAGTTCCGCGCGATCGTTCCGGATCCCTCACAGGGGATGGGCGCCAAGACACTGCCCGGCCGCTCGACGGCGCTGGAGGCAGCGGTCGATCGCTACCGCTGGTATCACGAGCACGGCATCCCGTACGGCAACCTCGGTTGGCACATCACGAACCACCGCGAGCAGCATCCCGAGAAGTCCGTCGAGGAAGCACTGCTCTGGGCCTATGATCTCGTGTCGAGCGGCACGTTCGGGCTCAAGAGGCCGTTCACGCTTGATCAGGTCGAGCGCACGCTCGCCGCGCATCGCAAGCGGCTTGGCTTGCCGGACGCGGTTCCGCCCGCAGGCGCGACCGTCTCGCGCGACGCCGCCGAGGTTACCGAGATCCTCTGTGCCGTGTGCAAAGAGGAGATCGTCGAGGGCGAGCCGCTGTGCGCGCACTCGTCGAGCCCTAACGCGTGGGCGCATCAGGGCTGCGTCTAGCCGCGCCGGCCATCGAGATCGCGGCGCTGCGGAACGATGAGGTGGGCGCCCGCCGGGGCTGGTGACGACGAGGGGACTGGGATCGTCGGGTGGCGGGCGCCCTAGGGCGTGCGTGGTCGGGATGAAGCGCGCGGCGCCTTGATGGTCACCCTACGGATCTCGATTGCGTTGGGCAACTATTTGACGAGCCCGAGTGCTTTGCGTTGCTGCTCCGCCTTCGCGCACTCGTCAGCGAAGTAGCGAATCGTGATCGCCAGCTCGTTGTCATCGGTGGTCGCGCCGTCGATTTTCGGAAGCTCGTCGGCGATCGCGCGTAGCTTGTCGATCGGCCAGCCGCGCGTCGTCTCGGGCGGCAGGTTGCCGATCGCGAAGCGCACGACATCGAGCGAGTTACGGGCGATCGCGTACGTCGTCGGGTTGTTCGCTGCAATCCTTCCCGTCCTCAGCTGGCTCTCCGCCTCCGCTGCTCGGCGCTCTGCCTCCAACTTCGCGTTCTGGATCTCCTGAAACTCTGTGAGCGGGATCGTCACCGTTGCGCTGTTCGACATGCTTCTTTGCCTTCTTCGTGGTGGGTTGGCGTCGCTTCAGCTCGCGGCCGAAGCGACGTAGTGGTTTGTTCGGTGAGAGCTGCGCGATCGGCACACCCTCGGCGCGGGCGTTTGCACGCGCGACGCTGATCGGGCCCGGCGGTTCGCGCTCGGGTTGGCCCTCGTAAACCCCGCCAAGGTGGATCGATTTGACGCGGAAGTATTCGGGCTCGATGCCGAGCGCGTTGGCCGCGTCGCGATCGTTGCCGAAGGTCGCGAGGGCATCGCGCAGGATACGGCGCTCGGCCGCTCGTACGGCGACGTAGTAGGGGCCCTCCCCCTTGTACCTACGCTGCCCCCGAGTCATCGGGAACGCCTTCGGGGTGATCTTCCATCGACGCGGCGTGTCCAACCGCTTCGAGGGCTCGCTGCATAAGCCCCGCGGCGAGTGGTGTTGTGGTCATCGAGACGAGCCCCGCGACGAGCACGGTTACTGGATGCGCACCCGGCAGCCCGAGGAACGGCAGGCCGAACACGTAGCCGCCGATCAGAGCGCATCCCATTCCGTACCAAGTGCCCGCGCACGCAGGGCAATCCATGAACACGGCTAGCCGCAATGGATAGCGGGACCATAGCCAGCTTGTGATGAGCGCCCGCGAGCCGAGGTAGAACAGGCTCGACGAGCACAACGCGTAGAGGATCGGCGTTTCCATCGGCGATTTTGCCCCTTCACAAATTCGGGTTCAGGAAGGCTTGTTCTTGTCGTCCTCCAGCAGCTCCATCGGCAGCTTGTCGGCCTTCTGGCCCGCGCGCGCGATGCTGGCGCCGGTGGCCGCCGACCACTTGTGACAGAGGTAGTTGTTCTTGACGAACGTCCCGACCGGGTTCTCGTTCGCGTCGACGCCACTACCTGTGCAGGTTCCTAGGTTGTACGTCGCTATCCCTGTGTCGACAGCATCGACCATGTGGCGCATGTTGACCACGCGCTGATCACTCTCTCCGCGCGGACTCTCCAACGCGATCGTGAGCGCTGCTTGGAGATCGGCTTGCCGGCGCTCGCGCCAGATCTCCTTGGCCTTGTCGTGGCTGAAATGAACGCAATTCCAACAACCCTGCGTTCGCTCGTGGGTACGCCCGAGCAAGCCGGTTCGGGGATCGTTCACCGAGCCCGAGAGCACCGGGCCCAAATTTTTGAGGAGGGAGCGCCTCAGCTTCAGCTCGTCATCGTTGTCCGCCACGATGTCGCTTGTACGAGGGCGCGATCGAGATGGGCCACTATCTCGTACAGTTGAGGGGTAACGAATTCATTCGGGGCGAGATTGTTGCCCACGGGATCGCTTCACACCTACCGTCGACGCCGTGACAGCAAAGCCTGCTCCGCGTCCCCCTCAGCGGTTCGACATGGCTCGGTTCGAGACGATGGTCGAGCCGTTCAACGTGCGCGTCGAGAAGCTCAAGGGCACCACCAAGTACGAGATCCCACTCCCCGAACAAGACGGCTCGGCGCCAGGCACGGGCTGGAGCAAAGATCAAGTCCGCGAGTTGCAGACCTGGATCGTCAAGGAGTGGGCCGGCGGCGGGCATTATTTCTTCGCGATCGTCGACGCGCAGGCGCAGTCGATGGAGTGGAACGCCTACTACTCGCCGAGCGAGTTTCCCGAGCGGGTCCCTCCCACGCTGGCCGCCGCGTACGCGACCGGCGTGATCCCGTTCGCCGGTCAATCCACCCCCGTAAACCAGAAGGTGCAAATGGCGTCGTTTCCCACCAGCGGCTCGAACCTCCCACCCTCGTCGGCATATCCCGGCGGCGCGCAGATGATGCCCTCGGCGATCCCGATGCCCTCGCCGACGCCGTTCGCTCCGCAGCCGTTCTACCCGCAGCCATACGGCTATGGGTATCAGCCGCCACAGGCGGCGGGCTCCAACAGCGAGGTGCAGGCGCTCCGTGAGCAGCTCGCGCAGGAGCGGCAGGCCGCGCAGCAGCGCGACTTCGAGCGGCAGGTGGCAGCGATGAAGGCCGAGAGCGAGCGCCGCATGGCGGAGATGCACGCGAACTTCTCGTCGATGATCGAGAAGCTCGGGCAACAGCTCACCGGCCCGCGAGCGGGTGCTGTGGATCCAGTGCTCGCGCAGGTGCAGGAGCAGAACCGTGCTCTTCAAGAGCAGCTCCGCCGGCAGGAGGAGGAGCGCGAGCGTGCGCGCCGCGAGCAAGAGCTTCGTGAGCAGGTCACGCGCTCGGCCGAGGACACGCGGCGCATGATCGACGAGGCGAACCGTCGGACCGAGACGATGATGCGTGAGATGGCGTCGGCGAAGCCCGATCAGCAACTCGTCATGTTCCAGACCATGTTCTCGGCGCAGGTCGAGACGATGAAGGAGATCGCGCGCAACTCGCAGATGCAGATCGAGCGGATGCAGGCGAACACGCTCCGCCCGCAGGACATTCTCGCGATCGCCAAGGATGCGTCGAGCAGCACCGATCAGGTCGCCGCGAACATCACGCGCCAGTTCGAGGCGATGTTCGGGATCCAGCGCCAGCTCATCGAGCAAGCCGCGCAGCTCAACCAGGGCGGCGGCAACGAGGTGATCGGTCTGGTCCGCGACGGCGCGAGCAAGCTCGCCGAGATGGCCGAGAAGTACACCGGCGACAAGGCGAAGGAGAACATCGCGCAGATCAACGCGCAGGCGAAGGTCGCGCAGGCGCAAGCCGACGTCGTGAAGGCGCAGCAAGAGCGGCTCTCGCAGATGGCGGCGATGGAAGCCGCGGTGCGCGCGGGCCAGGCCGTTCAGATGCCGGACGGCTCGTTCCGCGCAGCAGGCGGCCCGCAGCAACCGGCGCTCGGGGCTCCGCCGACGAACGGCCACGGCCCGACAACGGTGGTGCCGCCAAGCCCGGCATGGGTCCCGCCGCACATGCGCAAGCCGGCGGCGCCGAGCGCTGGGCTTTCCGGCGCGCCCGCGGCACCGGCGCCCGACAACGTGGTGCCGTTCAAGCCCGACGGCTCGCCGAACGGCCCGCGTCGGATCAAGGGCCGCACGGACCTCGAATGGTTCGGGCCGATCTTGCCCAACGTCAACGAGCTGCGCGTCGAGGTCGCGAAGTTCATCGCGGGGCTAGAGCAGAAGCCACCCATCGAGGACGGCGCATCACCCGCTGACGCGGCGACGGCGATCAACATCGCCGCCGGGCAGGTGCTCGAACGCGGGATCCCGATCCCGGCGATGATCGACCTGCTCATCCAGGGCATGCTCGCCGACTTCATCGACGTGCTGCTCCCCGACGCGCCGCAGGCGTATCGCGACGACGTCGTCAAGCTGCTCGCCGCCGACGAGGATGACGGCGAGGTCGATGACGACGGAGCCAACGAGGACGGCGACGAGGACGCCGAGCAGCCGCAGGCGGGGGCTTGATGTACGGCGCGTGGCTCGTGCTGTGGGTTGCGATCGATCGACCGTGGCCCGAGCTGCTCGGCGCTGGCATCTACAGCGAGAAATACCCCTCGTGCCACCTAATCGTCAGCGCCCGGTGCCGCTGCGCGAGGTGACTTCCGCAGTGTCCTACGCGGAGGCCAAGAAGGTGCTCGTCGCCTACACGCTCACTCCGGGCCACGAGTGGCTTCGCACGTTGCTCGACAAGGGATCGCCGGGGTGGGATCAGCCTGATCCGATCGGCAAGGTACTCGTTGCGCAGACGATCCCGTGACGCAACGTCGGACCCGCCTGATACAACCGAAGGATGACGACTCGACGCGTGCTCCAGTCGCTCCTCCTGCTCGCCCTTTGCGTGTTCGTCGCGGCGTGCCTACGCGGCTTGTATCTTGTGGGCGTGGCGGTCGCCGCGGGCGTCGCGATCAGCTCGGGCGTGCTCGTGCTGTGGGGAATCGTCGCCGCGGTCGTGTGGCCGGTGCTCGTCGTCGCCTACGCGTTGCACCGCTTCAGCGGCGCGCGCGACGGCAGAGCGCCTGAATATCGCGACCGCCGTTGAGCCCGGTTTTCTTGCCGTTGAACACGCGCAAGAGCGTGAGCATCGAGATCAGGCCCGAGGCGAGCCCGGCGCCGAGCCACGCCTGCTTGGCAGGCACGCCGACGAGCTGCATCGGTGGCGCGATCAGGATCGTACGGGCGACCGTCCAGCCCGCGAGTTTGAGGCCGGAGCCCGTCTTGCGTTCGAGCACCGCGGCGGCGGTGCGATAGGTGGGCAGGTTCGCCTGGAGAGCCATCACTTCCTCTTCTTCTGGCCCAGCTCACGGCGGAGGAGCCGAGCGTTGCGATAGAACGCGAACAGCGCCGAGATCGACACGGCCACCGTCGAGACGACGGAGAGCATGAACACGCGTTGGTTGTGCGCGTTCATCGCGGCGAGCACGTCGGCCGCGGTCGGTTGCGGTGCGTCGTCTGCGAGCTGTGCGCGCGCACCGGCGACGCCCGAGAGCGAGGTCTGCGGGCCGTATTTGCCGGCCGGGTCCCAGCCGAACCGCCACGGCGGCGGGATGTAACCCTGCTTGGTGTTGATCCAGCCCGAGGCCACTGGCGTGTAGCACTGGTAGACCTTGGCCAGCTCCGCGTCGGTCGGGATCGCGCCGAGCTGCGAGTCGTAGTAGAAGCCGACTTCGCCGCGCGTGTTGTGAAAGCGATCGACGCGCGGGTGCGGCCCCGGTTGCGGCAAGTAGCGGCCCTGGCCGCCGCGAGCCATCGTCGTCTCGGCGTACCACCCGTGGGAGGTGTCCGCGCCGTAGGGAGTCAGAATGACGCCGAGCATGTGATCCGAAGGCTATCACAGCCGCCCGAGCGTCGCGTGGATCTGATAGAACCGCCGGCTCGCTGTGGAGGACGTGGAGCTATTCGATCTGCTCGCCGTCGAGATTCAGCTCAACGGCGCGGCGTCACTGCGCGCGGCGCTTCTTGCGCGAGCTGTAGAGCAGGTAGCCGAGCGTGCCGGCGAAGCCCAGGCCGATCGTGAACGCGAGCAGGTCCCAGCGGATCGTCGTGGCGCCGAGGCCCTTGAGGTTCGGGATATCGGCGTAGGGGTTGACTGCGACAGTGGTGCTTGGCGACGCGGGCGCGGGGCTCGCCGGCAACGGCATCCCGGGCAACATGATGTCCTGCCCGTAGTAGCCGGGCGGACACACGCCGAGCCCGGCAACGCCGCCGCTCGCCGTGGCGTAGCAGGCGCAGCCGAGGTTGCCGCCTCCGCCGCTAATCTGCATCGTCGCCGTACCCGGCGCGACACCGACGCGCGGGTTGAGCAGGATCACGCCGCCCTCCGCAGCGCCATGTACGACGAGAACCCGAACAGGAACCCGCCGAACCCGATGAGCAGCGCGGCGATCACATAGGGCTTCACCGTCGCTTCGACCTTGGCCTGGATGTCGGGGATCGCCTGCTCGGCACCCTCCTTGGCCTTGGTCTGGATGAGCTGGACGAGATCGTTATAGGCGTTGCCGGCGCCCGGGATCGCCGCGAAGATCGATTGCAGCTCGCTCTCGAAGTCACCGAGCCCGGGATCGTAGCCGGAGAACCCCGCGCGGCGAGCCGCATCGTAGTTCGGGAAGAGCTGCGCCCGAACGTGCGGGTGGTTGTAGTACCCGTTGACCGTGCTCATGCGGCCAGCGTATCACGAGGATCGCCGCTACGGCGCAACGGCGCGAGCCGCGCGATGCTGCGCGATCATCGAGAGCACGCCGAGCGCGCCGATCGCGATCGCGCCAATTCCCCACCACGTTGTGTACCAGGCAGCCGGCGGCGCGACTGGAGCAGCGCTAGGCGCCGTCGAGCCGGGCGCCGCTGAGCTGCCCGTGTAGTACGGCGCGGTCGCCGTTGCCGCGAGGACCGCATCGCGCAGCTCGCTCGAATACTGGAGCACCGCTTGCTTGGCGGTGGCCGTGGTCGCGCCGACGCCCATCGCGATCGAGAGCGTCACGCCGGCCCACGTCGGCAAGTGCTGGTTGATGATTCCCATCGCAGCGGCGACGGCAGCCATCGTGCGATCGGGTGGCAGGCCGTTGGCGAGCACACCGTCTTGCGCACCAGGGTTGATCGCAGGGTTCTTCGTCGCGTTCGAGAGTCCGACGAGCGCGACCTGGAGCTTCTTGAGCCCATCGTCGCCGGTCGGTGTCACGCCGCTCGCTGTGCTCTGAAGCGCTTGCGTCAGCCAGTCCATCGTCGATGTCGTCGAGTCATCGCCGAGACCACGTACACGAAGGAGCTGTGGGGCGCTTCCAACTGGCGACGTGAGCAGCATCGCCTATGGTTGTATCACGCGGCTCGTTTGGACGGGGGTGAGGTCATCATGTAGGCCCCGATGCCGACGACGGCGAGCGCGCCCGCGATGATGTAGCCCCACGGCGTCGTGCTCGGCGGCGGTGCGGGCGGCGCGACCTGCGGCACCGGCTGTTGTCCGGATCCGCATTGACCTTGCACGAGCAGCGCGCCCGCGCCCGCAGCGCCGGCCGCCGCGGGCCCGCCGATCGCCGCAGCACCGGCCGTGACCGCGCCGGGGTTCTGCGCGAGCCCACACACGATCGTCGAGAGCGTGCCGGCGACGTCGATCACGCCGCTGTAAAACTCTCCAACGAGCGATGTGAACCACGACGCACCGTCGAGCAAAGGCATCGCGGTGACGTTGAGTTGCCACGAGGCCGTCCCGAGCGGCAGGAGTGGTGGCGCGCCCGCGGCGACACCCGGCGATGAGGTGATCGCCGATCCGACAGGCTCCAGCCAGAAGTAGAGACCCCACTTCTGGTTGAACAGAGACAGCAAACTAGCGAGCTGCGCCGAGCTTGCTCCAGGGTTGAGCGCGGAGAGCACTTGCTGCATGCCGGCCGGATACGAGAACTGTGCGATCGGATCGTTGTTGCGCCCTGTCCACGGCTTGCCCGAGGCAAGGTAGCGGACGTTGTAGTAGTCCGTTGGAGCGAAGCCGAATTTCTGGAGCCAGCCGCCCCACGTCAGCCACGGACCGCCCCACGGCGCCGCGGCGGGCCACTGCCACGTTGCATTGCCCTGGAACGCTGCAACCTTGGTCGGATCGGCTGCGGTGAAGTAGCCGCCACCTCCGGGTGCGCTCGGATCGCCGCACGTGTATGTCACCGTCGTGCCGGGCTCGTCGGTGTGAGGCATCCAACACGACTTGAACGGTCCGTACACTGGACGCCAATACGTGCTGTCACTCGGCTTGCTGGAGAGCGCAGCTTTGATGAACGCAGCCTGATCGGGCGAGAGCTTGTCGTAGCTGTCGTAGCTCCACGTCGTCGCCGAGCCATCGCGGTTGATCGCGAATACGAACGGTCCGACCTTGATCTGGTTGGTCTGCGTGATCGTCACACCGCCGCCACCGCCAGTACTGTCGTTGCGGATCGTCGGCGCTTGATCGGTGATCAGCGCGCACTGCTCGCTCGCGCTCTTGCGCTCCCAGTGTCCGGCCGTGGTGCTCGTCGCGGCGCGCCAGATGAACTGGCCGTCGGATGAGCACGCACCGTCAGGCGGCGTCGACGCCGACGTTGCGGTTGAGATCGTCGTGAGCAAGGCCGGATCGATCGCCCGTGGCAGGAGGCCGAGCCCGGAGAGCTGCTTGCTTGCACCGACGCGCGTGAAGAATTCGATGACGTGCGAGGAGAACGCGCTCGCGAGCGCCGGCTGCCAAGGGACTCCCTTCTTGAGCAGCTTGTTGACCGCGGGCCACAGCGTCTTGTCGATCGCATTGAGGATCTTCTGGATCTGCGCGGCGCGCTGCGCGGGTGGGAACACGCTGACGGCCTGGATCACCTTCGCGGCGGCAGCCTGTCCGTAGCTCGCGAGGGCATCGTCCGGGGCACCGAGGCCCGTGCGCGCGTATTGCAGCATAGAGGCATCCTACACCACCCCCGTGATACGCTCACACGAGATGTCCCCGTCCACCCGCAAGAAGATCGGACTCGCGTCGGGCCTCCTCGGTATCGGCATCGTGGTTGGCGCGCTCGTCTACCTTGCGCGCCAGCGGCAAGCGCAGCTCTTGGGCATGGGCGGCCTCGGCCTCCTCACGCCGAAATACCGCTTCGTGCCGGGTCAGGCACGGCGCGCCCCGCTAGTCGGCGAGCGCGACGCGGGCGGCATGAAGATCCAGCATCGGCGCTCGGCCGACATGCCGATCGAGGAGCGTGTCGCATCGATTCAAGACATGGTCTGGGCCGGCATGCAGGACCCTCGGATGCGCAAGCTCGCGCTCCAGATCACCAAGCACTGCCCCGAGCGTGACGGGCTGTGCGAGGCCAAAGCCGTGTACGCGTACGTCAAGCAGAACGTGCGCTACACCGGCGACGCTGCGCCGGTGAAGATGGGCCGCAACGGTCCCGTCGAGGGCGTCGACGTGTTCCAGTCCGGCAAGCGGACGCTCGAATTCCAAGGCGGCGACTGCGACGATCAGACGATCCTCGTGTCGACGCTACTCGCGTGGAATGGCATCACGCCGCGCATGCGCGTGACCGCATCGACGCGCAATGGCGAGGACGAGCACATCTATCCGCTCGCCGGCTTGCCCAAGACGGCGCCCTCGAAGTGGGTCGCGCTCGACACCACGCTCCCCGGTAACAACAGGTTCGGCGTCGAGATGCCTGCGGGCCGCATCACGGATTTTCCGGCGTGATCGGGCTCGTTACCACCGGCCGCAAGGGCGGAACGCGGACCACCACGCGCCGCGGTTCGGGTAGGATGAGCGGCATGCTCAGTGCTGCCGCCGCCGAATACACTCCGGCCATCGCGATCCCGTACGGGCCGCCGCCCGTGCAGCCGCCGCAGACCACGACGAAGTTTCGCCGGTCGCAGACGTTCTATCCGGGCCTGCCGAGCGTTCCGTCGACGGGCGTGCGCGGGCTCGGGCTCGCCGACGACGCCTCGGTCACCGACCCGGTAACGGCGTTCCTCCTCGCACACCCGAATCCGTCGTCGACGGACGTCGCGAACTTTCTCAAGGCGCAGCCCGAGACCGATCGCACGATGCTGGCGCAGCAGCTCATCGCGCAGAACGTGCCGAGCGCGACGGTGAGCGCGGCGCTCAACTGGCTCGACACGACCGCGCGTTGGAAAGCCGCGATGTCGACGATCGGCGGTGTGCTCGCGATCGCGAGTGCCGCGGCGAGCGGCTACCACGGCTATCGCCGCAACAACTCGCTCGTGTGGGCCGGTGTGTGGTTCGGCGCCGGCATGCTGTTCCCGATCTTCACGCCCGTCGTCGCGCTCGCGCAGGGCTTCGGCAAGCGTAAGGAGCACTGAACCGTGGCTCGTCGTCGGAGGCGCAAGCTCTCGTGCCCCGCGAACATCGGCAAGCTCAAGGCCCCGAAGTCGCTCCGTTCGCTTCGTAGGAAGCACCGATGAACGTGACACCCACACTTCAACAGGTAGCGCTCGCCGCGGCCGAATTCGCCGCGCGCGAGTACACGGCGCTCTCTTCGTGGGCGTATCACGAAGAGGAGCTGGTGCCACATCTCCTCGGCGATCCGAACTTCGTTTGCACGGCGGAGTACGCGATCAAGCGAACGATGGAGCACATGCGATACAACCGTCAGATGCAGGCGCGTGCAGCGCAAGCGGGCGGCGGAGCGCGCGGCAACGCGCAGGTCATCGGGATGGTTCTCGGTGCATGGCTTGGTGGCCACACGTCGATCGACGAGGAGCTGAGTACGTGGTGAAGCATCAACGCAGAGCGCGGCCGAGCTGCAAGATCGGCCAGAAGCGATTCACCGTCGTGGTCATCAACCACGATCCCTACGACTCGCACGCGGCACGCTCGTTCGAGCGCGCGATGGAGTCGGCGTCGCCCGATCGTGGTGCGCACATCGACGTCTACGTGACGTGCGCGGCCGACGTGGGCGAGGCGCGCATGCCGTTCAACTACAAGAAGAGCGGCGTGCTGACGCGAAGCTTTCGGTCCAAGAAGCGCGGGTAACCGATGCCGAGCATCGATCTCCGTCGCCGCCTCCTCGTCCTGCCGACCGACCACAGCCCGGCGATGGAGGTGCCGTTCGGTGGGAGCTGTTGCGCCAACTGCAAGTTCTACCACGCGGCCTTCAGCTCGCTGGCGCCGTACGGGCGGTGTGGTCAGCCCGACTACGCGACGTTCTACGGCACCGACGTGATCCCGACCGATCCGCGGTCCTACTGCTCGGACTGGTACGACTGGAATCGCTAGGCGGCGCGCGCAGCTTGCCGCTTGCGATACACGATCGCGCCGACCACGCCGAGGATCCCGAGGCCGATCAGCATACCCATCGACGGCTTGAGGGCCGCGAGGCTCGCCGCGGCCGATGACGCGCCCGGCACCGAGGCCGTGATCGTCGGCGTCGCCGCGGTCGGCGGCTTGGGGGCCGACGTCGAGGGCGTGTCGAGGAACGAGAGCCACGAGGTGTCGTCGGAGCCCGGCGTCGGGGTGTTGCCGGCGGCGGCGACAATCGCAGCCTGGCAGAAGCTCTGGTTAGGATTGAGCACGCACGGATCGGTCGCGGTCTGCGCCGCGGTCGCCTGGCAGATCGGATCCGACGGGTCCTTCGTGCAGGGGTCGTTTTCGTCGATGAAGTCGCCGAGTCCGCGCAGGTAATTGACCGCGAGCATGTAGTCGAGCGTATCATGGTAGGCTCGAAGCCATGGCGATCGCTCTCGGCATGATTCCCGACTGGCAGTTCTCCAGCGATCCCGCGGTGAATCGGCGGATCAACCCGCACGTGGTGTTCCCGGCGGGGTGGAATCAGATGACCGTCCAGCCCGTTGGCACCTACATCACGTCGGGCGATCCGTCACTCTCGGGGCTTCGTGGCGGGTTCTTCGACTCGTGGCTCTGGATCAACCGCAAGTCGATCGGCATCGGCGTGCTCGGGCTCGGGCTGCTCGGCGTCGCTGCCCTCGCCACCAAGGTCCTGCGCTAGCCGCTCGATCAAGCGCGCGGTCATCATGCCGACAGCGTTTTGAAGCTCGCGTGCGGTTCGCTTGGGGAGCACGAGTACCACCGCATCGGTGTAGCTGCGGTTGCTCTCGACGGGCAGCTCCAGCGTCGTGAAGCGATAGTTGCACCGGAGGTTGTCGCACGCGCGGCGCCGCCGGTTCATCCCGGGCTCCACGTGGCGCGTTTCGGTGACGCTGCTCGCGGCTCCGCACTTGGGGCATTTCATCTGCGTGGACTCCGCTTCAACAGCCGCTCTGCGGCGCGGCGCGCGTCGGCGCCTTTCTTCAGCGCCTCGGCGACCTCCTCCAGCGTGATCACGTCGGCAAGGTCGGCGAGCGTCTGCGCGTGGCACGCCTGATCTTCGCCGCAGTGGCAGCCGAGCCGCTTGCCGCGCAGCTCGGGGAGCGCCGCGAGGAGTTGCGGCTGCGTCTTGATCCACTCGGCGTGCCGGGCCACGGCCTCCTCGCGCGTCGCGACGTGGATCGTGTCGAACCGCGAGGGCCGATGCGAGAACGGGTTGCCCCACTTCGAGCCGCGCCCCACATAGACGTCGTAGGGCAGACCCGAGCGGATGTTCACGACGAGCGTGGGCATCAGGGTGGCGTCCTGTCAACGTATCCCTCGGGATCGCCCTCGTTGTCGTCGCGTACGAGCCGGAGCTTGCACGTCCAGTGCTCGGAGAGAAACGCTTGTGCGGCCTCGGGCGCACCATCGCCGAGCGGCCACACGATAGCGTTGTTGCCCCACGAGACGCAGAAGATCGAACAGACCTCCTTGTGCTCGTCGCAGATGGCCCGAAACCAACTCGTCATTCGATCCTCGCGTCGTCGGGAAACTCGGCCGGGTTCTGCGCGGCGTGATGGCGAGCGAGCGCGCGCTGCGCGGTCTTATTGGAGGCTTCGAGATCGACGAGCCTTGCCTCCAATGCGCGGATCCTCGGGATCGCGCGCTTGATGCACTCGTACACGATGATGTCGCCGGTCTGGAGCCGCTCGCGCATGTGCCGAAAGAACTGGCACGCGTCCTCTTCGACGCTGTAGTTCTCCGAGACGGGTCGGCCGCAGAGCGGGCATGTCGGGCGCTCGGGCATCAGAACAGCGGCTCTCCGCGTTCGAGGTGCTCGATGGCCTTGTCGAGATACCAACGACCCTTCTTGAGATCCTCGACAAGCCTGCTCGGATCCTTCTTGCCGGCGCGCGAGATGTACTTCACCGCGTTGCCGAGGAGGAACCCGAGGCCCCACGCTGCGATCACCTTCACGGTCTCGTACGTCGTGTCGCCGCCGTAGTGCGCGGGGTGGTTGACGGCTTCGATCTTCTTGTTCGCATCGATCTGGATTTGTTTCGTGTCCATCACGTCCTCGGAGTGGATGTGGAAATCTTGGCGGTCACACGCGATGTAGCCCGACGAGCAAATCGGGATCGCCGCACCGAGCACGTCGTGTGCGTGGAACCCGACGATGTTCTGAGCGCCGTAGCACGCGATGCGCTCGCACTTCGGAAGTGGCTCGCGCGGCTGCGCGAGCGCGAAATCATCCGACCGTCGCATTGGCACGTTCCCACGCCGCGATGATCGTCGGGAACACCGGGCGAATCAGATCGAGCATCGCCTGCGCGTAGACGCGGATCTCGTACTGCGCGTGTGCATCGAGCCGAAGCCGCAGGAGATGCAACGTGTTGTGGAGGTCGTTCTGCCAGTACCACTCGGTGTACGTGTTCACTGGCAAGACGATGCGCGCCAGCTCGGGTGCGAGGCCGTGCGCAAGCAACGTCTCGTACGTGTCGAAGGCCGCGTTGCTCGCCTCCTCGATGATGTGCGCGCAGCGCGATGGATGCTCCACGATCTCGTGTGACGAGCCCTGCTTGTTGCTCTCGCTCTTCCTCTGCATGCGATCGAGCGCCGGCACGTAGAATTCGCGGGCCGCGGTGACGTAGCGATAGCTGATCTCGTTGATCGAGGCGGTGCGGTGCCGCACCTTCTGCCGTGCGACGAAGATCGGCATCTTCATGTAGAAGCGCACTTGGCAGAATTCGAGCGGCGTCGTGTGCCGGTGCCGCACGAGGTAGTCGGTGAGCTTGGCGTCCTCCTCGGCGGTGCGCTCCTTCTGGTTGCGGTACGACGTGCGCGCGGTCTGCGCGGGCGTGCGATCGCCGCCCATCACGTCGACGAGGGCGACGAAGCCGTGATCGAGGCACGAGATCTCGGGATGCTGACCTTGTTGGAACGGCGTCATTTCTGATCCTTGATGATGGTGGCGCGGAGCACGTCCTCGACGGGAAACGCCATCTCGGGCGCGTCGAGCACCGGCTCGAATGCCTCGTCGGGAACCTCGATCTTGATCTTGACGGCACACTCGCCGCACTGAAGCGTCGGCGTGTGGGGCGTGTGGCGCACGATGATCGCCTTGTCGCGACCGTCCCACGTGCGTTGACTCGCACGACGGAGCACGAGGTACGTCGTCAGCCTGCGTTTCTTGCCGCCGCTCATAGCAACTCGGCCTCGGCGGCGGCGAGCGACGCGTTGAGAAACGCAGCGGCCTCAGCGTCGCCGCCTACGTCCGGGTGCTGGCCGCGGATCAGCTCGCGGTGCCGGCGCTTGACGATCGCGAAGAGGTCCGCAGCGGCCGGCGATCCTTTCTGATACGGGCCGAGCCCGCGCTCGACGGCGGGGTCGATCGAGAACACCTCGCGCCAGTTGCGTACCTGATCGCTGTACGACGGTGGCGGGGCTTCGGGGCCACTCGGCGGCGGCAGCGCAGCGAAGCCAGCGAATGCACGCTCGACGATCTGCGTCGCGCCCCACCGATCGAGGCCGCGCATCGCTTCGAGCGACTTCTCGATCGCGCGCATGTTTTCCGTCGCGGCGAGCCAACGGTCACACGCGATCACGCGCTCCTGGCCCTTGTCGATCCACCACACGGCGATCCCGGGGTCAGCGATGTTGCCCTGGTTCGTGGTGTAGGGCTTGCCGCTTGCGGTCACGGGTAAGTTGCTCGTGATGACGACGTGCGAGACGTTGCGCATCCGCCCGAGCTGGTAGAACGCGCCATCACGTGCGGCGTTGAATCCGCGATCGATGTGGAAGTCCGATCGCTCACGATGCTTGGTGCGCGGCCAGCCATCTGGCCACGACAACGGGAATGGAGGGCGAGGCACGGCGTCGGACTCTACACGTGGGGTCTGACAGCGCGCACGACACCGAAAAGGCGAACGGCGCCTCGGGGTGGACGAGGCGCCGTTCTCGCGCGGGATGAGTCGCGCGGTCGATCCACCTGGGGGAGCGGCCTCGACTCAGAGACGCTAGCACGCAGGTCTGACAGCGCGCGTGACTACACGCGCGGCGGCCAGCTCCACGTGCCGGGCTCAGGCTTTCCGTCCGCCTTCGAGATCGCGTAGCGATTGTAGGGCGCGCCGCGCGAGATCGCGAGGCCGCCGCCGTGGTGTGAGTCCTCCCAATCGTCGTGCTCGAAGTACACGAACAAGTGAGGCTCGCCGTCGTCGTTCACGCTCGTCACCATCGCGGGCCGCGAGGCCATCTCGTGGTTGCCGTCCGCTTTCCAGCGAACGGCGAAGTGATAGAGGACAACGCGGCCGGGGGTCGGTTTCTGATCGGGCGCCATGTACACGACCGTGCCACGCGGGTCTGACATCGCGCACCGCGACCTCAAGCCGGTGAACGATTCACATGCGCTGCATCGCGGCGAGCACGTCAGCGACGACGAAGCGAAGTTGCTTGCCGACGCGCAGGTGCGGGATCGCGTCGGCGTCGACGAGGCGGCGCACGGTCGGTACCGACACACCGAGGATCTGCGCGATCGCGTTGGTGTCGACGATCTGACCATCGACGGCGCCGGGCCGCGTGATCGCGAGCAGCTCGGAGAGCGCGCGCTGCGCTCCTTGCTGGATCGCCTGGAGCAGCGCCGGCACCGGCGTGAACCAGCCGTCGTGGAGATGATGCTGCGCGAACTGCGCAGCGATCGCATGCGCCTGCTCGTGCGGCACAGCCGACTCGATGAGCCCGATCAGATATGCGGGGTACGGGTTCTCGACGGAGATCGAGGTCAGGCGCTCGCCGATCCGCGCGCCGCGAACGCCTTCGATCTTGATCGGCCCGACGGCGCCGACCGGCGGCGAGATCTGGACGAACATCACCCACGATCGCTCGGCCGCGTGGGGCGCGAGGGCTTGCGAGGTGTTGGGGCCGACGATGAGCACGTGCGGGGATAGTCAGGAAGGCCCCGGAGTCCCCGCCGAGGTGTTCACCACTTACGTAGCACGAGTGATCAGGCGTTCGTCAACGTTCGTCAATCGTTCTGCATTTCTAGCCCGCTAGAGCCGCGATCGCGAAGCTCTTTGCATGCGGCAGATCTCCCTCCTCGGTGATGCACCGGCGTCGAGTCGCCCGATGCGTCCCGATCGTGTGTATCGGACCGGCGTCCTCTCGCCGATGGTCGGCTACCAGCCCGGCATGGCCGTGCAGGCAGTCGCTGACGCGTTCACCACCGGCCCGCAGGCTGGACTCCAGGGCCCGTTTACCGGGTTTTGGGGCAAGGTCTCGATGTGGTGGCAGGGCGTGAAGGCCCGCGCCAAGGCGGGCACCTCGCAGGTCGTCGCGCTGATCCCGGCCGCCATCCAGCAGTCGGCGGTGCCGACCGCGAGCGAGCCGCAGATCCATGCACCGGGCGCGGCGGTTCCGCCGGTCCCGATGGGCGCTGCCGTGGGCAACCCGCACATGTTCACCGGCCGGATGGCGCCCGCGCCGTACACCGCCAACCTCGTCGCGCCGTACATGGTCGGCATCCCGAGCCAGATGGTCTCGGCGGCGTACGGCCAGTCGACCTCGCTGCCGCCGTACGCGGCCGAGGCCGCGAGCAAGACCACGATGATGATGTGGAGGGGCCTGCGCTGGCCCTGGCACTGAGGAGCAC